GAGAAGGTCAAGCCAAAGCAAAGGACGTCAGCGAGCCGCGAAGAAAAAGCACGAAGGCGGGAAACGCTGAAAATAGCGCTGGAGAAATATAAGGCGGGACATCGTGCCAAGCACGTCCCCTAAGCAGAAAAAGTTCATGCGGATAGCGGCGCATGACGCCGAGTTCGCTGCAAAGGCTGGCATCAGCCAGTCGGTGGCGCGCGATTTTTACCGGGCCGACAAGCGCCGCGACACGATCAAGAAAGCGATCCGCAAGGTACGAAACGGGAATTGATCTAAATCAATGAGCCAGCCGCTCAGACCGGCACAGGAGGTTTCATGTCCGACACTAACATCACACCACCGGCACCAACATCAGCGCCGTCAGCACCAGCGGCACCGGCACCAGCCACTAACGAGGTGGTGATTGATCCAAACCCCACCAGATCGCCTGCTCCGGTAGGCCCGCAGGCTCCTGAAAAGCCGGTGGGAGATCTCGAAGGCGGTAAAGGTCGACCAGAGAGCCGACGCGAGAGCATCAAGAAGGCATTCGATCGCGCCCGCGATCCAGAGACCAAGGAGATCGCGCCAAAGAAGCGCGGTATGGGCGACAACAATCCGCCCGAGGCTATGGAAACCGATAAGGCCAAGCCTGATCAGAAGGGCGATCGCTATCGCGAGGGCGGTCGTTTCGCCAAGAAGCCGGATCCGGCTGCGGAGGCGCGTTCTCCAGACCAGCAAGCGCCAGACGTCGCAGGTCGTAAGCCCGTATCACCGCTTCCCGAAACTGCGCCCTATAGAGAGCCGCCACCGCGCTTCTCCGAGCGCGGTAAGCAGGAATGGGCAACAGCGCCAGAAAGCGTGCGTGGCGAAGTCTACCGAATGGCGAAGGAGTTCGAGGGCGCATACCGGCAGTACCGTGGCGACCATGAGGAGATGAACACCATACGCCATTTCCACCAGATGGCGGGTGAGCACGGCACGACGCTGGCGAGGGCGCTAAACAATTACGTCAGCATGGAGCAGAAGCTGCGGCAGGATCTCGTTGGCGGGCTGGATGTCATCGTCAATAATTTGAATTTGCGGACGCCCGAAGGCCAGAAGCTGACACTGCGCGATGTTGCCTATCATATCCTGAGCCAGAACCCCGAGCAGCACCGGCTGGTGCAGCAGGGTAACGCGCAGCAGGCGCAGACGCACCAGATTGGCCAGCTTCACCAGATCGTTCAGTCTCTTGCGCAAAACGTGCAGCAGATGCAGACTGAGAAAGTATTCGGTCAGACCCGGTCAGCCGTGGATCAGTTCGCTGACACGCATCCGAGGTTTGACGAATTAGGCAGCGCAATCGAGCAGGAAGTTAATCTGGGTTTCGATCTTGAGACCGCCTACCAACGTGCTGATCGATTGTATCCTTCTAAACACGCGGCTCAGACCCGCAGCACACCGGCTCAGACCCGATCTGACAAGTCAATCCACGGTGCCCCTGACAGTAGCGCCTCAAACGCGCCGTCACGCCGAGGTGACAAACCGATTGGCCGACGCGAAGCCATATCCAACGCAATAAAGCGGGTGAATGGCGGCGTCTAATCTGAGGACGACGCGATGCCTAATATCAATACCAACGCTGCTTATCAGCAGATCCTGTCGATGGCGCTCGAAGAGCGTTCGTCTAGCTACCAAGATCTTGTCTCTAACAACAATGCCTTGCTCGCCGTGATGCGGCGCAAGGGTTTGTGGCAGACTTATTCTGGCCCGCGCATTCGCCAGACGCTGCAAATCGGCAAATCTGTCGCGCAGTGGTACAGCGGTTACGATCAGTTGCTGAACCCAGCGATCGACATCTTCAACGATGCTTATTTCGATCCCAAAATGGTGGTCGTCCCCGTCATCCTGTCCATGCAGGAGATCCTGAATAACGAGGGCGAGAACCAACTCATGGACGTGTACGACAGCTACATCGACGCTGCCGAACGCGCCCTTGAGGATACGATGGACGCCGGTATCTACTCTGATGGCGCCGCCAACGGAGGCAAGCAGATTACTGGCCTCGCTACTGCCGTGCCGATCGTAACCAACACCGGCACATATGGCGGCATCGATCGTTCCAATGCGATCTGGCAGACCAAGACCTATGATGCGCAATCTGCGGTCACCGCAATCGGAACGCAGGTATCGTCAACAACCGTCAGGCCGTTCCTCAACTACATCATGACCAAGCAGTCACGCGGCAAGGACTACGCCGACCTGTTGATCATGTCGCCCGAGCATTACGCGGCCTACGACGCGGCGACTGTCGCTATCCAGAGGCAGACCAACGAGACTTCGCTGGGCAAGCTGGGCTTCTCTTCAGTCGAGTATATCGGTGGCGGCAAGCGTGCCGAGATCGTGCTCGATGGCGGCATTGGCTCCAACATGCCAGCGAACACGACATTCGGTCTCAACACAGACAGCCTGCGTCTGCGCTATCACCCGAACAGGAATTTCGACAACCTGTTCGATGGTGACGGCATGATGCCGATCGACAAGGATGCCATTGCGCAGTTCATTGGCTGGATGGGCGAGTTGACCATGGTCAACCCGATGTTCAACTGGCGCTTCTACGACAGCAACCCAGCCACATAACTTCGGAGGCAACCCCGAAGAAACTGGAGCCGCTACCGTCACCAGTCCCAAAACAGGTGTCCCTAATCCCCGGTAGCGGCTCCAGACCTTCCCCAATCCCTCAGACGGAGAATTGACAATGCCCATGCGAGACCCAGACGACGCACTCGTGGCGATATTCAAGCACCATGCGATCAAGAACGAAGGAAAAAGCATCAAAGAGGGCCGACCCATTTACGATGACATGGAAATTGTCGAAATCCGTTTTGCCGGTTCGCGGAGTGTGTCGGTGTTCCCAGCGATGGCGTTTTCGCACTGGAAGAATGATCCTGACACCGGCGAGCAAACCAAGGTGACTTACGCCGAGCGGTTCCCTCGCCAGTATCGCCAGTTCAAGGAGCAAACAGCGCAGACCAAGGCCGGTACGCCGCTTGGACATGCGCCGTTTCTCACCGAGGCTCGCCGGGCTGAACTTCGCGCTCTCAACATCTACACTGTGGAGGCGCTGGCACACGTCGACGGGCAGGAACTGAAAAACCTTGGCCACGGTGGCCGCGAACTCAAAAACAAGGCGCAGGAATATATCGCCGAGAGCAAGCAGAACGCTCCCAACATGGCAATGGCCGCAGAACTCGAAGCGCTCAAGGCCCGCAATGCCGTGCTTGAGGATGACGCCAAGGCGAAAGCAGAAAAGAGTGCCGAGCCTTTCGATGACATGACGCTCGACATGCTGCGCGATTTTATTCAGACGAATACTGGGCACGCGCCGCATGGTTCGATCAACCGCAAGACACTCGTGCGGATGGCGACCGAGGCGCAACGAAAGGCTGGCTGATGACGATCCTGTCGGTGGTGAAGGATGTCTGTCTGAGTGTTGGTGTCACCGTGCCGACATCAGTCTTTTCCGGCATCACCGCAGATCGCACCATGCAGGAGATGGTATCTCTCGCCAATGAGATGGCGCAGCGCATTTGCTATGACACGCGCGAGTGGACGAAGCTGAAGGCGCAATGCGTGCTCGTTGGCGATGGCATCAAGACTGCCTTTGACCTACCGGCAAATTTCAAGCGTATGCTGCTCACGGCGCAGGTCTGGCGATCGCCGCAGACTATGGCGCCCATGCTTTTCATTCCAGATGCCGACGAATGGATGCAGCGTCGTATGCGGGGCTATTATGATAGCCGTGGCGAATGGACGATGATGGGCGGGCAGATGCTCATCGAGCCTGTGATGGGTGTGGGTACTACCTCGCGATTTGCCTATCTCACCAAGAACTGCATCGCATTAAGCGGCGGCGGTTTCGGCGAAACATTTCTTACGGATAACGACAGTTTTACGCTCGATGAGCGCCTGCTCAAGCTGGGGATGATCTGGCAGTGGAAGGCTTACAAGGGGTCACCTTACACCGAGGACATGGGCAGCTATGGCGATGCACTCGTGCTCGCCATGGGCAACGACAGCCCGTCGCCGATTATCGTGGGGCGAATGCCTCTGGGGGTTAGCGGCGTTGCCTATCCGTGGCAGGTGCCGACGCCATGAGTGTCCATCAAGCATTCAGACGAGTGCCGGTGCCAGCGCAGGTTCAGGCGAAGTCTACGCCCTACATCATTCCGGCTCCTACGCGCGGTATCGTGCAAAGCGAAAATTACACTTTCATGCAGCCGGGCGCCGCGATCATTCAGGATAACTGGGTGTCGACCATGCGCGGCGTAAAGCTGCGCGGTGGCTTTGTGCGCTGGTGTGATCTGCACGCAGGCGTTCCTGTTCCGGACCCTAGCCGCCTTCCGATTATTTCCGGCTTTGAGTACCTGAGCGCCAACGTCCAGAAAATGTATGCCGCCAACGCGACGACATTGTTTGATGTCTCAGCCGCCACACCGATTATCGTAAAGAGCGGGCAACATTCCGGCAATTATTCTGCCTCGCAATTATCGGATGGCGCTGGCGATTATCTGATGGTCGTCAACGACGCAGGCGATCCTCCGTTACGCTTCAATGGTACGGCGTGGACAACGCTGAACAGTGGCCAGATCACCGGGCCTCCCGGTTCTGCTGTCGTTGCCGGAGCCAATCTTTGTTATGTCTGGAAATATCGCAATCGCTATTTTTTCATCGAAGTCGGCTCGATGAATGCTTGGTATCTGGGGATCGACAGCATTCAAGGCGCGCTGTCTCTAATCCCGTTGTCAGGCGCCGCTACCAAAGGCGGCAAGCTGCTTTTCGGCGCCACATGGTCGATCGACGCTGGCGACGGCATTGACGACAAATGTTGTTTTTTCACTACCGAGGGTGAGGTGCTGGTCTTTACCGGCAGCAACCCAGCCGACGCCGCGAACTGGCGGCAGGAAGGCCGCTATCAACTCAGCAAGCCGATGGGCATGAACGCCCACATGCAGGTTGGCGGTGACCTGCTCATCGCCACGGTAGACGGCATTATTCCACTGTCGCAGGCCATCACCAAGACCGCCGAGCAACTCGAACTGGCGGCTATCACGCGCACCATCAAGCCGCTGTGGCGTACCGAGGTCGATGACAAGAGCGACTGGAATTGGACAATGAAGAAGTGGGACGAGTACGGCGGCATCTTTGTTACAACGCCGGGAGATCCGCCGGGCAAGCGCCATTGTCTGGTCGCCAATTCGCAGACCAATGCGTGGTGCAGGTTCTTGGGTTACGACGCTACCTGCTGGATGACCAATCGCGGCAGCCTGTTTTTCGGTACGCAGGATGGCATTGTCATGCAGGCCGATCGCACCGGTTACGATGACGGTATGCCGTATGTCGCAACGCTGGTGGGTGGCTGGGAGATGTTTCAGTCGCCGCCGGTGACAGTGGTGTGGAAGCAGGCGCGCGCCGTATTCACGTCAGGCACCCGCGACCCGTTTATTCCGCAGCTTGCCGCTTGCACCGACTACCAGATCCGTGTTCCGCATCCACCTCCGGCTGGTCCGGATCTTGGTGTTTCAGACGTTTGGGACCAAGGAGAATGGGACGTAGCGTTGTGGGATCAGCCAAGCCTGTCGCTGCCATCAATACGCAGCACCGGCTGGGTATCGATCGGCGAAACCGGGTTCTCGCACGCGCCGATCGTGCAGACGACGATTGCGCAGCAGGCTAGACCCAATGTCGAACTGATCTCGATTTCCGCGATGTACGAACGTGTCGGGGTCAATGTCTGAGGACAAAACATGCCAGCAGAACCTGTACCAGTCCCAGTACCCGATCCGGCATCGCCAATCCCGCCGGAAGCGGCAGCGCAGCCAATGGGCGATATTTTCCGATTGTATAATCCCGGCAATCCGGAGGACATGTTTGCCCCCGCTTATTTGAAGGGTTTTAAGCCGTCAGAGGATGCGCTGGCGGCGTGGACTGCCTATCACCGCAACGTAACGCCGGGGATGATCGATGAACTGCGCATGCCGAATGAATATCGCGGGCCACCGTCATACTCAGCAGGCAATGGCGTCTATGGCGGGCCGATCCCGCTACAACAAACCTACGGTGACGTGAAAGGCCAGATCGATCCAGAAGCACTACGGTCGATGTCGCAGGGCATTCACTACGACATAGGGGCGCGGCGTAATGCTATTGCAGCGCGGCTCGCTGCCAATGCCGCTGCGCAAAGCGCACAAGCACCGGCGCCAATCCCGCTTGATGATGGCAAACGGAAATTGGATCTGATGGGGGGCATGGCGCCAAGCGACATGAGCGGAAGGTACAACTACTGATGCTGCGCTATCTGTATGGCCATGACGACATAGTGGCGAAATTTGTCGCCACCCTGATCCCGCATGGCGGCAACGGATTTGGTGCAAACTACAAAACAATTGGCGTCTTGGATGAGGATGGCTACCTGATCGCCGGTCTCGTCTATCACAATTATGATCCGCACGCCGAGGTCATCGAACTTAGTGGTGCCGCCACTCACAAGCGGTGGCTCACTCGCGGCTCGATCGCGAGGATGTATCAGTATCCGTTCCACCAGTGCGGTTGCCAGATGCTCGTGCAGCGAACGCCTGCGGACAACGAGCATCTGCTTGGTCAACTTGCCGCTTACGATTTTCACTTCATCAAGGTGCCGAGAATGTTTGGGCGCGACAGGGATGGCGTTCTCTGTTGTCTCACCTATGAGGCTTGGGCTGGTAACAGGTTCAACAAGCGGCTCAAACATCATATTGATCAAACGATCGCCCTCAAACAGGAGGCCGCGTGATGCCGATAGACTATTCAAACCCTAATTTCGCTGGCTCTCAGCGTGATGCCATTACGCGGGCGCTGATGAATATTGCCATGCCCCCGCCGCCAACAGGAATGCCGGGGCAGTATGGTGCGACGCAGTCGCCGCAGGTGCCGGGGGTGCAGGGGCCGATCGTACCGCCAGCGGGCGGCGGGCTTCCGCAAGATCCGATGAGCGCTGGCATACCGCCGCAGGGTCAGATGGGCGGCATGGGCCAGACAGGTGTGCAAGGGCCACAGGCACCGGGGGCGCCGCCGCAGGTCATGCCGCAAATGCCGGGCATGGGCAGGGGCGGCTTGCCGCAAGGCCCGATGCCCAAGACGCCAAATCTCGTAGGCCAGCCGCTGCCAATCTCGCAGCCCGGCACGGTGATGCCGCCAGATACGGGAAGCCAGATAAGGGGTTACTGATATGGGTGGCAAAGGCTCCAGCCCTCCTCCGCCTCCGAACCCGGTTGATACCGCGCGGGCGTCGACGTCGACCAATGTCGGCACCTCGATCGCTAACGCATTCCTGAACAATACCAACCAGTACACGCCGGACGGCTCGCTACGCTACGACCAGACCGACAGCTACACTTGGAATGATCCTTATACCGGTCTAGCCGTCAACATCCCGAGGTTCACGGCAACGCAGACGCTGTCGCCGCAGGCGCAGGCGATCAAGGACCAAGGTGATGCCGCCAAGATGAACTTGGCGGGCATGGCGAACACGCAAAGCCAGCGCCTATCCAGTCTGCTCGCCAATGATATCAATCTGAGCAACGCACCTGATGCCGCCACCACTGCTGGCATCTCCGGCATACCGGCGGCGGCGACGACATTCGGCGATGCCGGGCAGCAGCAGACGCAACTGGGCGATGCTGGCGACATCACCAGAGATTACGGGCCAGCAGACAATTTCAGCGCCGATCGCGGACGGGTGGAGGAGGCGCTGTACGGTCGCCTTAACCCGCAACTTGAGCGCGAGCGCGGCAACATCGAGCAGCGGCTTGCAGATCAGGGTATTCGTTACGGCTCCGCTGCCTACACGGCGGCGATGGACGACTATAATCGTCAAGCCAATGATCTGCGTCTTGGCGTGACGCAGACCGCTGGTCAAGAACAGCAGCGCCTGAACGACATGGCGGCGCAGCGCGCTGGTTTCCAGAACTCAGCGCAGCAGCAGAAGTATCAGCAGCTTCTCTCGAGCGGGACGTTCGCTAACACAGCGCAGCGCGATACTTTCACGCAGCAGGCGGCTCGCGGCGAGTTCGCCAACGCCGGTCTGGCGCAGCAACTGGCGCAGCAGCAGACCGCATTCAACGCGCAAAACATGGCGCGCAATCAATACATGAACGAGCAGTACGCTCTGCGAAACCAGCCGATCAACGAGATCTCCTCATTGATCAGCGGTTCGCAGATCAACAATCCAAATTTCGTAAACACGCCAAACAATCAAATCCCTACCACCGATGTCGCTGGCCTCATCAACACGCGATTTAGTCAGGACATGGATATCTACAAGCAGGAGAGCGCCAACAATAACGCACTCATGGGCGGCATCTTCGGTTTGGCTGGCGGGCTGTTGCGCGGCGGCATGATGATGTCGGACGTGCGCGAGAAAGAGAACATCACGCCGATGGCGACGGTATTCGCGGAAGATCCGGAAGGCAGATCGAAAGAATTGCCGATTTACGAATACAGCTACAAGAATGACCCGGAGAGCACGCGCCATGTCGGCCCGATGGCGCAGGATGTCGAGAAGGTCGACAAGCGGGCGGTCAAGACCATTGCCGGTCGCAAGCATATCGACACCGGCAGGGTGATGGGCAGCATTTTAAGGGCGGCGTGACATGGCACAGGACAGCTACTTGATCTGGCCCGGCGGGGGCAATGATCCCGCTCTTGGCTATGGCTCACTTGAATTGCGTCGACGCATTGCCCAGCAGCTTGCGGCTGGCAAGAGGCCATTCCCCAAAACAAAGGGAGAGGGGTTGACCTATCTGGGCGAGAGCATTGGTGAGGGCATGCAGTATATCGGCCTCCAGCGGGCTGAAAAGGAACGGCAGGCAAAGCTGGAAAAGCAGGCCAAGGAACTGGTGCCTGACGCCAAGACCGACACGTCTACATCCACTACATCAGACAAGACCAGCTACAATCAACAAGACAGCAAGCCATTTCCTCCGGCGGCGAGCGACACGGCTTACAATATTGATCGTCCGACACAGGTCGTCGCGGCTCCGGCGGAAACGCCAGCAGTCTCTGGTTTGCCGCCGGATCTGTCTGGCGTGCCAGCGATGCAGACAACGGCTGAGTGGCCGACTGTTCCTTCGTTCAACGATCGTTTCGCAGCGGTTAGCACGCCTCCGCCGGATGCAACGCCGGGACAGGCAGCATCGATCTCGTCGCCTGAAGTGCAGAATATGTTTTTCAGCCCGCAGATGCAGGCGTCATTGAGCGGAGGCGGGGGCGCAACAGCAGCAGACGTGATGCCGGTAGCGCAGGCGGCAGCGCCAGCGCAAGTCACGTTACCAACTGAAACGCGCGACATCCCGTTGCCGATGGGCAACCCGCGCACCACTGGCGGCGTGCGGGCAACGATGGAAGCCGTGGCGTCACGCGGCGGCATGACACCGAATGCAGTCGCTGGGCTAGAGCGCAATGTCCGCGACGAGAGCAATTTCAATTACAATCTGCGCCATCCGGATCAGCCCGGTTTCAGCGGCGAGGCTCGCTTCGCGCACGGTCTCTATCAGGAGGGCGGCGACGAGTGGAATAATTTCGTCAAGTGGATCGACCAGAACCATCCCGGCAGTGATTGGCGCGACCCGAAGTTGCAAACGCAGTACACGGTCGAGCGGCTGCAAGACCCGAGCCGACCGGACTACAACCGAACCTTCGCCGGAATGAACGCGGCGCCGAACTCCGGCGTTGCCGCCGATCAATTTCTGCGCGGCTACCTCAAGCCAGCGGAGCAGTATCGGGAGGCCCGCAGCGCCAGCTATCTGCGCGACGGGGGTGATCCGGCCTATGCTTCGCGTGACGTCCAGCCCGGTGGGGGAGGCGGCACTCAGGTGGCGGGAACCAGAATTGCGCCCGGCGATGAGCGCATGGGAGGCGCACCAGTCGATCAGCGTGACGCCATCGCGGCGGCTCTGATGCAGCAGCCGCAGGTTCAGCAGCAACCAACGCAGGAAGAAGCCGCAGCCGAAGGCCGACTGGCTGACGTTGCTGGCGCCCGCAGGCCCGGCTCTCCGATATTTCCGCCGACAGCAGCCCTTGGCCGCGCTGGCGTTGCTACCGACGCCCCGGCAGCCGGTCTCAGCCCTATGGGTTCTCTGGGAAGCACTGGCATTGACCAGAGTATTGAGGCGCGACGCAACGCCATCACGGACGCACTCCAGAACCAGCAGCCCACGGCTCCGGCGGTGCCGCAGCCGGACCCTACCCAATCGGGGACTACGTCCCCGACGACCGCTTCTCCTTGGACTTCGGCGGCGACTTCGGCTTTGCCTAGCCCGACAGTTGTCAGCGATATCAGACCGGCGCCGGTTACTGCCGGGCAGGTGGTGGCGCAGGCACGGCCAACGCAGCCTTCTGTGGCGGAAGAACCCGGCATCTCGCCGCGTCCGGAACCGGTCAGGCCGAGACCTCCAGAACGATTGCCAAGGGATGATCAGGAGCGGGCGGCTATCAGGATGAAGCTGTCTAATCCCGGCGATCCTGACGCAGCAATGATTGCCGATACCATCCTCAAGGACAAGGAGCAGAAGCGTAACGACATCTTTGCCCGCGATGTCGAGCAATACAAATCAGATATGGCTCGTTACAACACGGAATACTCGAAGTGGTTGGACGACAAGACTGGGGGCTTTGCCAAACGACGACAGGATTATACCAAGTCTGGGCAAGATATAATCGCTGGTCAGCCGGGTGGAGGCCAAGTGACGCCGACCGGTGCGGCGCCGCAAATTGATCCTCGCCTTGGCACTACGCAAAGCCCGCAGCGCACCAGTATTCCATCCATTCCGCCAGTGCCTGCTGGCGTGACGCCGAGTAAGTGGGCCGAGTTGCATGCGCCTATAGCGACTAAGGCGATCGAGGCCGTGCAAACAGCCGAGCCTGCATTCAACGACGCTATCAAGATGATCCAATTGGCTCGAAATCATCCCGGCAGAGAATTTGGCGTTGGTTTTACCGCCAATCTTGCGAAACAAATACCGGGAACGGATGCCTATGGGTTTAACACGATCATGGAGCAGATTGGCGGCAAAAACTTCCTTCAGGCTTATCAGCAACTCAAGGGCGGCGGCTCGATCACCGAGATTGAAGGCACCAAGGCTGAAGCCGCTCAGGCTCGCCTGAAAACTGCGCAGAGCAAGGAAGATTGGGACAAGGCGATGAATGATTTTGAAATCGCCTTACGCCGAGATCTTGAGTTAGCCCAGCGCAAAGTTAACGCGCCTGTTACGGCATGGAGGGCGGCTGGCGACAATGCATCGTATGCGCCAGACATTGGCGAGCGGCGTGGTGATAAAGAATACATTGGCGGCAATCCACGCGATCCCATGAGTTGGAGGAAGGTCCAACAATGAGCGAAGAGCGCCCTTGGGAAGATTATCCAGACCCTCTGGCACCTCCCAAGAAACAGGGAAATCTGTCTGCACTGGTTACCGGCGGGCCGTTACCTGACCCTGAGCCGGTTGGCTATGGCGAGGATGTCGTCAAAGGACTTGGTGGCGGGCTGGGACGTGGCGTTGCCGGTCTCGTCGGAGCGCCCGGCGATCTTGCCGAATACGGCGCACGCGGCATTGATTGGGCTACTCGCAAGATGGGTGGCATCCTTGGCGTGGACGTTAAGCCGCGAGAGGCACAGGCGCCAACTTATGGATCAGCCGCCGCTAAGGAAAACATAGAGAGCGTTACCGGAAAATTCTACGAACCTAAAACCATACCGGGACAATTCGCGTCGACCATTGCCGAGTTCGCACCGGCAGCAGCCATACCGGGCGGTGGCGGAGT